CCCTGCTGCGTCCTCCGCTGCCTTACGGCCTGCCTCGTCATTGTCGAAGAACAGGACAATCTCCTCATAACCCTGGAGCCATTGGAGAGCCCGTTGAATCGACTTCCTGGCCGCTGCGGCACCGCTAGGTAGAGATACCATCGGCCACCCCGGCATAGCTTCACTACATGAAGCCGCATCGAGTTCCCCCTCAGTGATGACGACTCGTTTTCCAGTGGCGGGAAACAAATGTTGTCCAAAGAGTGTTCCAGGTACGTCTCCTTCATAAGTGAATAGTTTACTCTTAGTCTTTACCTTGCATCCTTTAACGACTCCAGCATCGTCGAAATAATAGAAGCGTAGAACGTCTCCGTCTTTGTAGATCCGGTATTGTTGACAAACCTTTTCTGAGATGTTCCGCTTTTGCAGCCGCTCGGCTGAACCTCGGAGTTGGACATTGGTGGACATTTTATGAGTGTGAACATCACCTTCGCCTTTGGTGTAGGCGTTACATGAAAAACAAAAAGTGTGGCCATCTGTATACAGGCTAGCTGCATCAGATGACCCACATACATCACACGGTAAGTGCCTGACGAACTCGCTTTCGGAGTTCTGCATAAGTTCGTGCTTGCTCATCGTGGTACTCGAACCATGAGTCTAGTGCTTGATAAAAACCTTGAATGAGATTCTCTGTGGTTGCTGGGTTTGCGCTATCAACATCAGCAAGGTAGTCACTGAAGCCATCAGCGTAATACTCAACAGAACCGTATTGTGTGGGTCGCATTACTTTTGGTGGTAAGTTTGAATCAGTTGTTCATAAGCATCAAGCTCATCCTCGAATGCTTCGATGATATCATTAGGCGAGCTGGTGCTATCAAAGGCATCAATCAAAGCAGCAACAACCTGCCTGATCTTATTTATGTCAGCCATGAAATAGGAATCGAGTGGAACGAACAGTATTGGAAGCCGTGCTTCTCACACCACTTAGCATAGGTGGTCTTTGATCCCTTGTAGATCTTGTTGTGGGGTGACTGAAATACGAAACGAATATCAAGGTCAGGATGTGCTGCTTTGACTGCTTTCATCTTACGCCTATCCTCCTCCGTTAGTTGACCCTTGGTCTCTAGGTAGATACCATTAGGTAGGAGGAAGTCTGGCGTGTAGTTGCATTGCAGTACGTAAGGTACCTTGGTTGATTCGTATTCGTATTTGACACCCAGGTTGGTGAGAAGATCAGCTACCTTCTCTTCAAGTCCTGAGCGGAAGGCCATCAGAAATCGTCATCCTCGACGACATCATCAGACACCTCATCACTAATGGATGCAGGTACCGAGCTAGCTTTAAAGCCACTAGTCTGACCGAACAGTGCAGCTACCTCAGTCTCACCAAGGTCACCACGGTCAATACCAGCACCACCACCAAGCTCTACTACCTGGACACCAACAAGCTTAAGGCTAGTGCCATATGTGACACCATCCTTTAGGATGTAGGGCTTCTGACGGAAAGCAAGCTTAACCTTACTTCCACTGTAGACAGGCAGGTCAGTGTTAGTGATCGGTGTACCCTCACTGTCTACAACAGGTGGGCGGTTCTCTTCATTCCAGGAGAACTTAGTCTTATAGGAACCTGCGGTAACCTCTTCCCAGGGTTCAGGCTTAAGGACACTACGCTTAGGGTTCTTCAGTTTGGACTCTGCCCACTTGAGTGTTTCCTTGCGGTCCTCCTCCAATGCTTCGATAAGCTGGGAGTCCAGGAGTGCAGACAGTGAATAACCAAACTTAGATGGTTTCAGTACAGCTTGATAACCTTCAAGGACAACAGGCTGTTGAGTAACGTGAATGGGTTGTGACATTAACAAAAGAAGTAGGTGGATTCGATCACGGTCTCTGGTTCTAGATCACCAATGATCGGTGGGTCAGACTCTGCACCAATATACTTGGCGAAGTCTCGTAGGTAGTCATGCTCTGCGAACAGGTGCATGTATGTTTCTCGTACAATGGCGGATAAGGTAGACATATCCGTTGCACGACAAAGCACAGAGTCGTGAATAAGAGCAATAGGTGCATCAAAGCGTAGGACACTCAGATGTAGAAGACTAGCATCGAGTGAATGGATTAGGTTAGGGGCAGTTGCATTCTTGTGGTGGTTGAGATCAACCTCATCAGTCTCCCCAACTGCCACCTTCATCTTACAACGACCCAACAGCTGTAGCTCCATAGACTGGAACTTCTTCTTGTTAAGCTTCTGGTGAACAACAAACCCAGATGGAGTCCTCCATTCAAGGTGCTGTACACCACGCTTTACGGCAGCTGCTACCTCAGTCTCGATCCATTTCATGACAGCCATAGGACCTGGTACGACCACATCCATAGCTGACCTGATGGCTTTAACAACTTGAGTAAGCTCTTCCTTATCAAGTTCTATCCCATCCTCCAAGAAAGCCTCTTTGATGTAACCCCTATTGGAGTAAGGCTTAGCATTGTAAGGGATGGTCATAACACATCGCTTGGTCTTCTTCCTATCTAGGTGAGGACGTAAGCGTTCAGGCACTGAGGACATAGCGACCTCAGCTACTACCTTATAAGCATCTTGTGGCTTATCGCCAGGTAGTACATTGACCAGTTTAGCTGTTGACTTATCTCGTGCGAGTCCTGCCAAGATTTGGAGACCACTACACGTTGCGTCTACAGCTATAGGCAGTGTTGTGAATTGTTTATCAGCTGTGATCACACAATGATAATACTCATCACAACTAGCTAAGAATTGCCATGGTTCTTCTGCCGCTTCCCATTCAGGTAAAGATCCGATTGGGTCAGTAGCAATACGACTGATGAGTGTGATGTTATTCTCCACCCAAGCTAGCCGATCAGACATGGTTGCCTTATCTAAACCATAACAAGTTGCTACTTGAAATGCTAACCAAGACTCAGCTTCTGGTGTCATATAAGAACCATCAGCAAACCTCAGTAATGACTTACCGAAGTCAGTATCTTGTGGTGTTAGAAAAGCAGGGATAGGATAAGCTCTTCCTCTATAGTCAAATGACCATGGACAAAAGAATCTATCTCTATCCTTGAACCTCTTAGCTGCTTCCATAGTCATGCGAGTTCTACATGACTTCTTGGGTTCTTGTGCTTGTATGTTCAACACCTCTGCTGCTCTCCTCCGATAATCCTTACGGCTATCGTAGTTGGTTTCAATGTCAGCAGGTTTAGCAGGCAGAGGGTGGTTAACAATAGGTAAGAACTTACCAACAGGTCGTTCTAATCTAGTTAACTCCTCAGCAACCCCATAAGTAAAGGGGTTTATTTGGTAAGCTACCTTCTGAATCTTGTTCAGAAAGTCAAGAGGAATCTCCTCCTGTAGACGGGTGGGGTCTCCCCTACGAACTAAAGAATAGCCTCGCATTACCTCATTAAGTAGGTAACCACCAGGACGATCATTGGTCCAATCGTTTGGTTCGATAAGCATTGGCCATGCAAGTGGAGCGAACAGCTCTGCATCGGCCATTACCTTGTCCTTGATAGCCAGGAACTCAGGTGTTGGCACCACATAGGTCACCGTTACCTTCCCAAGCCTACGTAGCTCCTTTGCGAACCAACCACTAGTTGTCATGATGCAATCAAGCAACCACGCACCTAGTTTGATACGGTTAGCTCTACCCCAAGTCTCCCACTCAGGTACTTCACACCTATTCATCAGTGTTTGAGTGACAGTTAGCTTCTGCCTAGTACCAATGGATTTGTGGAAGTAATTCTTCTTGAGTGAAGCAAGCAATCCAGGTGCAGTCTTCTCATAGTGCCTCATCTGACACTCAGACTCAATAGCATTGCCGATGCTATCACATACTGATTGTAGTTGATCACTACCTTTAGTGGTAGAGAACACCTTGTCAAAGGTAATCTTTAGTGCAATAGAAGCAGATGCTAATGGTTCTAGTTGAGATACATAGTTCTTGATGATGTCAAATTGATGACCAGAACCACGCTTCAGGCGATACTCACTCGACTCCTCGATGTACTTAACAAGCTCAGGTAATAGTGCATCAATAGACGCTGCACCGTACACTGTAGCACTTGCATAGCTTTGATCTTGTAGCTTACGAGTGTTATCTCTGAGGCGCTGGAGTCCTTGCCTGATTTGCTCTCGCTCTAGAGCTACCTGTTCGTCGATTTGTGCAGGTGTAGCCAATTAGTTATTCTCGATGATTGTGAATGAGTCATCAACAAGTTGTTCTTGTGCAAGCTTGATGATCTCATCACGATTAGGATGATTCTCTACTTGCTTGATCAGTTGTTGAAGACGACGGGAGAAAGTGTAATCAGACATCAGTTGAAATCAGCAGGGGTGAGGAAGTGAATAGACTCGTGATCAACAACAGTGAACTCAATGTCAGGTGTGTTGATCAATGCATCTACCTTAGCTTGTGCAGCACTACGCTTACTGTAGACATACTCTTTGACCTTACCAGTATTCAGGTCGGAGGTGCGGATGATGCAGCATACAGAGCCAGGTAGCTCCCATCCTGCAACCTTCCACGACATGATCTCCTCAAAGGTATGGGAGTGGAACATGTCATCATCAGCATCCTTGTACTCTTGCCAGTTGTTAGGAAACTCTTTGCGCTTAGTCATCTTACCATTCTTCCGTTTGTTTGACATTAACTAGTTGTTCGTTACGTTGTTGGGATAGTTCAAGAGCAGTCCAAGCTGCTTGCTCAGTGCTCGGTGCAAGTAGGTACCACACACCACTGGTGAGGGTTACCTCGTACTCACGGAGACCTTTGTAGGTGGTGTACATTAGTTAGCAACGCAAAGGAACTTAGCAACACGCTTAACTTGTTTAGTAAGCTCAGCTACCTGCTCATCAGTATAGAAAGAAGCATCAACTCTTTCCTTAACAGCGACAGCAAGGAACTCAACTAAATCAAATCGCAGCTTACGCTGTTCATCAGTTAATGCTTTAGCCATTAGTCCTCCTCAAAGGTGAAGTAGCAATCGATCTGTAGCCAGATGTATTCACTTAGTGCAGCAGCTAGGTCATCATCCTCATCCTTACATGAATTGATAGCATCTCGTATGCCCTCATCAATACATGTCTCAAGCAATCGTTGAATGTTTAGCTTCATACGCCCTCATTAAGTGCAACACCAGAGAAGTAGTCAAGCCACTCATTAAGAGCAGACCACTCATCACCAGTTAACACCTTACGTGAATCATCACACAACAGTGAGTACTTAAGTGCCTTCATAATAGGTTTGAATTCATCAGGGTAGACATCAACTTTGATAGCAGTGCTGTGAGTGTGAATTGAGTCAGTCATCAAGTAGGTTCTCCTCAAGGTCAAATAGATTAATGAAATCAAAGAAGTCATCCTCTACATCAGGATCATCATCAATACGTTTGTATTCCTTGATGACCTGTTGCATGTATTCTTCGTCAGTCATGATCAGTTATTACGAAAGAAGAAGGTACCGTTAGCAGTCTCAATAGAGCTGAAGTCATAACGTAGGTTATGATCCCACACATCTTGCCAATCAACGGCACTAAAGACAATCTCAGGGATCTGTGCATTCATCACATCGATACAGAAGTACTCAGCGAACTCTTTCTCAGCATACGATGAGTAGCTATCATGTGTGTACTCATACGCATCCTCGAACTCACTAGCAGTGTAGATACCGATATCCTCTAGCTCATCCATGAACTCAACAGTCTCCTCATGAGTCCACTTCTCACCGAGCATGTCAGTGATCTTATCATAGAGATCCTTCTCATCAGTGGTCATGTCATCGTACTCTTGTTCCATGGTGTCAGTGTTGGTGGTAGGGAGTACACCTTTAGCATTGAGTAGCTCAGTGTAGAACTCAGTGTACATAGCCTTGCCATTGTCATAGACATAGCCTGCGTCCTTGATCATATCAGTGCGTGTAAGCTCACCTCGATTAATAAGGGGCATCTTGTCATTAACGAAGTCAAGAAGTGAAGAACCCTTGAGCATAAAGGTAGGAACAGTGGTGGTAGTAGACATAGTCAGCTTTGTGATTGTGAAAGAACTAGTGTGCGTTAGCACGCACTAATTAGTCAGCGTGGCTGATGATATCTATCAAGGCATAAGGATACATATCCTCATACTTATCATAGTTTAACTCAGCCTCACTGTATGAATCGAATGTATCAAGGGCAATGAACTTACCCTCATCATTCATGCGTGCAATGGTATACATCATTTAGTAATTCCATAAAGGTAAGCATCGATGTCATCATTAGCACGAATGAAAGACTCTACATCTTCCAACTCGTAGAACGGATCACCATCTATGTCTCCGTATGGGTCTACAAGAACGAACTCTTCATAGTCATCACCCATGCGTTGAACTAAGTCATAGCTGGTACAGTCTTGTACAGCAGCACGAAGGTCGTCGAATGTGTAAGTCATAGTAGTGTTAGTTAGTTACTCAGTAGGTGTACTCGTTGTCATCCTCTACCCAAGAGATAGCAGTGTAGAGAGCAGCGGTATCATACTCAACACCCATCTTATCCATGAAAGCAAAGGTATCAATGCTGTAGTCGACGGTGTTCTGGTTGTACATAATGTTGGTGGTTGTTGTGTAAGTGGACAAAGTGTTGGTAGTACTAGAACTCGATCTCTTCTACTGTAGGTTGCGGGTTAACGAACCAGTCAAGAATAGTCAGCAGTTCATTACCAGTTGATGCGTTGTTAAGCAGGTTAAGTACTGCTTTAAGTTGAATCTCTGTAACAGTCATAAGCAATCCTCCGTTTGTAAGCGTTAACTGTGTTGCCATGATCTAATTTGTTAAACACATGTGGCTCTGTGTTATGCCATGATCTATTGTTTAACGTGCATGTGGCTCTGCACACTAACAGTAACGTGGTCGTACAGTCAGGTCGGGTTGCAACCTATAACTGTTCGCGGGATCGCTCGCTCCGCTAAGTCCGTCTTATGACGACCATACATATTAAGTTGTCTAGGAGCTGGGTGAGGAGTGGCGGTCTCGCCTCCCCCACCGACTCATCAAACATACCACCCCCTAGGCCGATGTGTCAATCCCAAGAACCCAGTGGATCCGTGTAGCCCCCTAATTGACCCTATCAGCGTTCCTTATCGATCCGAACCGTACTGATATTGGGTGAGTCGAATTAAGACAGCACTGTTTAATAAGTAACAAATAGCGTGAGTGTGAATACGGATGAACACAGCGTGTGAATACTTTCTCTACGTGCCTCTGTAATGCCTCTCTACTGGCGCTGTGGTGTTAGTATACCTAACAACGGTTAGAGGAGCCTTATAGCCGATTCTAGGCGTGTCTCAGGGCGTTATAGCTGCGCTGTACTGTTGAGTTAGGAGGGGCAGACAGATCACTTGGTATCTACCTATATCTACACCTTATCATACAGTACTAATCAATAACAATACCTTATCACTGTATCTCAGTAACTCATCGCTTATTGCGATTCATTCTCAATAAGGCGTGACGATAGATGATGACAGTGCTGCCAGTACCCAACACCCTGTCCAATGTCCTGCGTACCTGTGCCTGATGCAGATACTCTGGACAAGGCTATTGACATACGCTGGGCGTCCTTGATCGCAACTCCTTGCCACTGGTATTCTCAATAGCTCTGTCCTGATGAGAAAGAATTAAACAGCACACGGCATAGCTAATGTGCGTCCCTGTATATAAGGTAGGGGTACTGGGGGGAATTGCGGGGCCATCTGGCGATATAAGGCTTGTTAAATTTATGTCAAAAATTAAGGGACCCCCAGAACGCCCTACAACGCCCCTCAACACAGTCAAACAGTCAAAGCTGCACAGACACTAGGAAGATGCTCCTCTAGGAGCTTATAGGCCCCTTCTGCGATGATCCTATGTTCCAACTGTGTCCCGTTACCGCACCTAAGCTGACAGTAGTGAATCCAAGACCGAATAGTGCCATTCATGTACAGTCGAGTAGGTGTTGCTAATGGTAGTACTTCCCTAGCACACTCCTTAGCTACCCCAGCTGCTATCATCTCCTCATAGACTGCTTGGCTATTGGCAAAGATACTTTCAATAGCAGCGCTAAAGTAGTCAGTCAACTTACCTTCTGTATCCACCAATGATGACTGTCTATTGGTATGATCTTGAAGACGTAGCTCTGGTACTACTGTTTGACCAAGTAAGTTTGTTGGTGCATACCGTTGACTAAATTCCTGAAAGGAAAAGGACCTATGTCTAAGGATCTGCGCTGCTATACTTCTAGTGGTGTTAATCTCTACACACATATTAACCATTTCAAATGGTGACCAGTGTTGATGCTCGATTAGATACCTAATGAGTCGTTGAGAGGTCTCAGTGTTTGATTGATTAGCTGGGTTAGATACCCTAGCCATGTAAGAGATAAGCTTTTCAGCGTTAGGGGTGATGTGAACTAGTTTGACTTGGTGGGTAGTCATTAGGACTTGTGATCGTTTTGGTAGATGGAAGTAGCAGTGATATCATCCCATGCTGTAGGGATAAAACGTTTACGAGTACTTACCCGATATTGAGTATCGTAGTAATCGTTAGATACTAATACTTGCTTACGTTCGTTAAAGGTTCGAGGATGACGGAATTGATTACGTAATGGTTGCTTACGATATGTTCTACTCATACGTTAACGGAGGTAAGTAGGAGAGTTAATAACAGTAGTAATAGTAATAAGAACCTCGCTTCGCTCGGTTACTTATACACTATTCACAGTATTAACTTAGTAATAGTGTGAGTTAGTGGAGGTTTTGTGTCTTTTGGTTATACAGTACTTACGGTAATAACCGCCTACGGCGTGTTTTACAGTAAAGGAAATATAACCCCCTCTAGAAAGACTTATGTTAACTTCCCCAAGGTTAACTGTCTAGAGAGTAATAGTAGCTGGTGAACAAAGATAAAGGAAGGAATAGATGTGACTCGATAGAGGCATGTCTATTCCTTACCCTCGGAGAAAGTGGTCCACCCTCCACTTCCCCTTAATCGGGTGGGATCTATTTAGGTAGTGCCGCTAAACCCAGGTAGGGACTGAACTTTTTGTCTTACCTCTAGCCCGCCTTCTTTGATCTAAACTCATACCAAACACTAGGTGATTTGTAGCAGCTTGAGGGTCATCTAGGAATGTGTCTAGGATGTCATTCCACTCCTCTTGCTTACGCATCTTAACAGCTTCATAGGCGCTGATAGACATAGCATCTGTGAAGTACTTAACACCTTGTGCTAGTGAGTCTAATCTGTCGTCATGTTTAACAGCTCCTTTCTCACGACACATCCTACTCATTTGGTAGAAGAGCATATAGAGAAGACGTTCCTCAGGTGCTGCGTCTTTATTGGAAGAGTAGTCCCACTCTACCACTGACCTATCAACAATAAGTCGGTGTTGATTCATGACAGGTTCTAGTGCATCAATAATCCTGTCTTCTTTACGAACATTAGCACGTACTTCCTCTACGTCTATTGCTTGTTTAGTCTGTTGGAGGTGCTTCTTAAACAGTTCTGCGACGATACCATCTCCGAAGTTTGTTTCGATGAGTAGTTTAGTAACATTGTACCGCTTACACCCACGCAGGATGTCAAGAAGTGTATTGTCGCTATAGCCGTCGCGATAAGCTCGTACCTCGTGAACGTAGAGAAACCCATTCTTTTGACTTATGTATGTTGCTGCTGTTTCATCACTACCCCTACCTGATGGGTCTACCGAGCAGATTGTTTCTGTGTATGGACCCCATTCCCCTT